TAACCAATTTGAAAAACAACGTCAGGCATTTTTGGATGCCGTAGCAAATGGTGCACCTCAAGAAGAGCAAGCGAAGCTATACAATGACATGATCGAGTCCATGACAAATGAAATGATGGCTCAAGCTCGTGATGCTGCTCGTGAAGAAGTTTCAACTTTGAATCCATACGATGCTAAGCTGACTGCAGAAACTCGTGAGTTCTTCAATAACATCGAGAAAGCTGCACCTAAGGGAGTTGAAAAACTATTCCCACAAGAAACAATCGACCGTATCTTTGAAGATATGGTTATGGCACGTCCGCTCCTTCAACATATTGGCCTTAAAAATGCTGGTATCCGTTTGAAATTCCTTAAATCAGAGCAAACTGGTCAAGCTGTTTGGGGTAAAATCAATTCAGAAATCCAAGGGCAGCTCAAACAAGAATTCAACGATGAAGAAGCAATTCAACACAAATTGACTACTTTCGTTGTAATTCCAAAAGATGCTGAAAAATTTGGTCCAGCTTGGTTGCAAAAATTTGTTTCTGCACAAATTACAGAAGCCTTTGCGGCTGCCCTTGAAGCTGCTTTCTTGAACGGTGATGGGGACAATAAACCTATCGGTCTTTCTCGTACTCTTACTGGAACTGTTTCTGGAGATCAGACAACTTATGCTGAAAAAACAGCACAAACTACTAAGTTGACTTTTGCTGACTCAGCTACCGTAGTCAAAGAATTGACAAAGGTTTACAAACATCACTCTGTTAAAGCAGACGGAAAAACTCCAGTTGCAGTAGAAGGTAACCTTGTAATGGTTGTTAATACAGCCGACGCTTGGGATGTGAAGAAACAATACACTTCATTGAACGCTCAAGCTGTTTATATCACATCTATGCCATTTAACCTTATCTTGGTTGAATCTGTGGCGCAGACAGCTGGTAAAGTCACTACATTTGTTAAAGGTCGCTACGACGCTTTTGTCGGTGGTGGTATTTCACTTGGCCGTTACACAGAAACCTATGCTTTGGAAGACCTGAACCTTTATACTGCTAAGCAATTCGCTTACGGTAAGGCTCATGATGAAAAGGCAGCTGCAGTTTGGGAATTGAAATTACCTCAAGCTTAATTTAGGGGTTAGATCATGACTTCAGAAGTAGAACTTCATCCACTCCTTAAATCTTTTAAGGAGCGGATGAGGATTTTTCATAGTGGAGAGGACGAAAACCTCTCACGGATGTTGGAAAGCTCTGAAGCTAACATCCTTAACCTTGTTGGTAGTCAGCGTCCAACTGAACCACGAGTTCGAGAGTTAATTTTGGAGCGTGCTAGATACGTCTATAATGACCAAGTGGAGTTCTTTTACGATAACTTCCAAGGGGATTTAATGGCGCTATCTCTTGAAAATTACATCATGGAGGAAAAAGCGTGATTAGAGTTTTAAAAGAATTCTTTGACCTTGAAGCAGGTCAATTCCGTCCAGTAGGTTCAACATTTGAAGCGACAAGAGAACGTTTTGAAGAAATCAATTCTATCTTGCCTGGATTTGTTGAATGGGTCGAAGAAAAAACAGAAGTAGTTACAAATATTGAGCTACCAGAAGAATAAACCTCAATATCGTTATAAAAAGCCTGAAGCTCAAAACGGAGATTTAAGAACCCCCTTGACTTTCTATACTTCTAAAGTCGAGGATGGGCTTCATGGTCGTGATGTGAGTCACAAGAAGGCTTTTGACACAATGGGGCAAGTTTACTCTCCTAGCTTTAAAGATATCGAGATTGCGACTGGTAAGTCTATGAAAGCTAAGATGACTCTGAAAATTCGTGATCCTTTGTCTGATTATCAGCCGAAGAATGAGCATTTTGTCGAAGTCGGAGACAGTCGTCTCAGTGGTGAAAAATGGCAAATTATCGATGTGCGTCCTGATTTTGACAATCGGGATTTTTTGATAGTTGTTATCGGTGGTGGTCAAGATGTCTAGTGGAGCAGAATTAAGAGGCTTTGACGATGTTCTTAGAAACCTTGAAATTCATCTTGGTGATACTAAGGTCAAACGTACTACGAGTCGAGCCTTAAAAGAAGTCGCAAATGAAACTTTAGAAGAGTTTAAAGGTGCTTTGCAAGTCTACAAAGATAAAGGAGACACAATTGAAAGTGCTACTGTTGGGCGTGTGACGGGTCTTGCTGCTGGCGTTCCTGTTGTGAAAATCGGTTTCGGTGAGGGTTCTAGATGGCGCTTAGTTCACTTGAACGAGTTTGGATATAGCAAGAATCCACATCCAAGAGGTTTTGGTGTAATTAGACGCTTTTCAGAGGCTCATGCTAAAACATACAAATATAGAATGGCTAGTCATTTGAAGATAGGAGGTTTTTAGATGCTCAAAGATAAGTTTAATGAACTCTATGAGACATTAAAAAAAGATGAGACCTTAGCTGGAATCAGTATCAAATCTTTTAATCGTCCAGACACGCTACCAAGCAATGAGACAAGTATCGTCATTAGACCAGTTGGTCCGCCGATGCAAACGGCTCATGGTAGTAATACAAGCCTAGCTAAGGCATTTCTCTACCAGGTCAATGTAGAGTCTAAAAATTATATGGAGTGCAAAGAACTCCAAAGAAAAATTGAAAAGATTATGGAAGAACAAGGATTTTATCAAACCACAGGTGGTTTAGATGAATGGATTCCAGAAATCAAACGCTACGTAGATGCTCGGACTTATAAAGGTCGGAGTGCTCTATATGAAGAATACTAAATTAAAGAAAGAGGTGCTATAAATGGCATTAGTTGGTTTTAAACGTATGACAGTTCGTGTGTTGGATGGAAATGCTACTCCAACACTTGGACAAAACCTTTTTGTAATCGAAGGTCAAACTGGTAAAGGTGCGACTCGTACTGCTAAGATTTCAGGTCTTGCAAGTGATCCAGTAAAAACCTATGGTAGTGACGTTGCTTACCACGTATCAAACCGTGGTGTTGGTGACGTTAAGATGGAAATGACTGCAGTTGACATCCCTGCAACTGTACTTGCTAAAATCCTCGGTCATGCAATCAAGGATGATATCATCGGTATTGGTGCTGACACAGTAGCTCCATACTGCTCAGTTATGCTTGAATCTAAAGCAGCAGACGGTACACAAGCACAAGTTGGTTTCTTCAAAGGTCAATTCTCAATGGATGCTGAGGAATTTGAAACCCTCAAAGACAAACAAGAAGAACTTCCAGATGATAGCTTGAGCTTCTCAGCTATTGCAAGTGACGATACAGACACTAATGGTCTTTACTACATCAAGTACATCGGTAAGGACGAAGAAAAACTCAAAAAATTCAAAGGACAACTTAAAATGGTTGCTGCAGGGTAGGAAGAGGGCGCAAGCTCTCTTTTTATCTTTTCTAGAAAGGAAAGTAAATGACTAAGGTTAAATTTTTAATTAAAAACGAAAAGGGTCAAGATGTTCAAAAGACTAGTAAAGAAATTACTACTAAGGACTATCGTGACTACTTGATTCTCAATGAAGCACTATCATCTGATGTGTCAGAGGTAGAGAAATTAGACAAACAATTAGAATTCATCGCCTCACTGTTTGAAGATTTGGAAGTGGAAGAGCTTTTGAAATTCACGGACATGGCAGATATTTTTGCGGTATTTGCAGACATCTACTCTCATCTGGTTGGTGATGTTGACCCAAAGGAGAAAAAATAAAGCCAAGTGAAGCACTGAAAAGGTTTTATGGTTTTGTCAAGCAAGCTACTGAAGGTCCATACGGTATGAGTATCCGTGATGTGATGGATACGAGTTGGGAGGACCTAATGGGTGTTCTTGGTCAAACCGAATCTGATAAAACTGAGGAAGTCATGGATCTTTCTGACTTTCTAGAAACGATTTAAAAAGGAGGATTTGAATGGCAGGTGGAACGCCGTTAGGTCAAATGTATATCGAGCTAGGGCTGGACGTGTCGAAGTTCAATCCTACTCTAAATGGTGCTAAAAATGCGGTTAAATATTTTCAAAGCAATGTAAAGGCGCTAGATAGTTCTCTAAAAGATAATGGAAAAAACACAGACTTACTACAAGCAAAATACAAGACTTTAGGCCAAGCTATTGGATCACAAAAAAAGGTCTTGGATGAAATGAAAAAGAGTTTTGATAAACTCGAACCAGGCACTGCTAAGTTTGATAAAGCAGCTGCAGACATTGAGCGTGAAAATGCTAAGTTAGCAGCAATGGAAA